AGGAAATGTCACAGGCAATGTTACAGCCCAAACAGGCACAAGTGCGTTTAACCATGTGAACATTAGCGGTTCGCTTGATATGGACGCTGGCACATCAGCAACCATTACGGGCCTATCTAACCCCGTCCAAAACTCAGATGCCGCCACTAAAGCCTATGTTGACACATCTATAGCCAATGTCATTGATAATGCGCCAGCAGCACTAGACACGCTTAACGAGCTTGCAGCAGCAATGGGTGATGATGCGTCATTCTCGACTACTGTAACCAATAGCATAGCAACAAAACTACCCAAAGCTGGCGGCACAATGACGGGTGCTATCGCAATGGGTACAAACAAGATCACAGGTCTGGGTACACCATCAGCAGGCACAGACGCAGCAACAAAGGCTTATGCAGACTCAGTAGATACCCAAAAATTAGACAAGTCTGGCGGCACAATGTCTGGCGTTTTGGCTATGGGTGCAAACAAAATAACAGGTGTGGCTAACCCAACTCAAGCACAAGACGCATCCACTAAAGGTTATACAGATACCCTGTTTGGCTCTACGGCTGCTGCGGCAACAAGTGCGGCTGCTGCTGCTACTTCTGCTGGCAATGCGTCCACATCAGCGTCAACAGCGTCAACGGCTGCTACTAATGCTGCGGCTAGTTTTGACTCATTCGACGATCGTTATTTGGGAGCGAAGGCCTCACCTCCATCAACCGATAACGATGGAAATGCTTTAATTGTTGGCGCAATTTATTTCAATGCCACATCAAACAAAATGCAAGTTTGGGGTGGTTCATCCTTTAGTGATATTGCTCCAGTTGCAACTACAGTTGATAACTCAAACTGGTCGGGTACGGACTTATCTGTTTTAAATGGCGGCACAGGGGCTAGCTCGACAAGCGCGGCAAGAGATAATTTAGGTCTTGAAATTGGCGTGGATATTGAAACTTTCAACGCTAACAAATACCCATCACCCACAGTCACAGGTTCAAACGTGACAGCAGTTAATGCAAGTTTTCATATTGCATCAGCAGGCGGCATTACCATCACCTTGCCAGCCAACCCATCTGCTGGCAACTATGTCATTGTTAAAGACGGGACAGGGGCAGCAGCAACATCTACGTTTACTGTGGCGCGCAATGGTTCCAACATTGCTAGCTCAGGAACCAACCTAACTTTTGATAAGAATTTCGCGGAGATTGTAATGACTTATGTGAATAGCACAATTGGCTGGAGCGTATAATGACTACATTAAGCGAATTATTTCCAGTAGGCGGTGGCGGTAACACATCAGACTTTGTAGCTTCTGGCACACTGCCTAATGGTAAGCCAGTCATTCTAAAGTCTGATGGTAAAGTTGAAGCTGTTGGCCTTGTTCCTACACCAGTTTCTCAAGACATACCAGAGGGCGACCTTACTGTATTTAACGCTGGTAATTGTAATGAAATTATATCTATGTCTTTTGACCCCAGTACCGCTGGAAAGTTTGTGGTGGCATGGAAAGAAGGGGGTGTGGGTCAACTCTGTATAGGTACTAGAGTTGGTTCAGTATTAACTTTTGGTACGGAGGTTGTTTTTGCCAGTTCAGTAACTAGGTATCTTCAAGTAGCTTATGACCCGAATAATGCCAACAAGTTTGCAATAAATTATGGAATTGGAGGTAATGGTTACGGAACTTGCAGGATCGGTGTAGTAAGTGGATCATCTGTGAGTTTAGGAAGCGCAGTAACTTGGGCTTCTGGCGAGGTTCAGCAAGTTAGCTTTGCGTTTGACCCTAGTACCAATAACAAGTTTGTTGTCTGTGCAAAAAATGAGGGCAACAGCAATAAAGGTGAAGCTTATGTAGGAACAATCAGTGGAAGTTCTGTCAGCTTTGGTAGTGCTGTTATATTTAATGATGGAATCACTAACTCTATAGACATGTCTTTTGATGCTAATACTGCCAATAAGTTTATTGTTGTTTGTCGAGCAGATAATGACAGTAATAAAGGCAAAGCATCTGTTGGTGTAGTCAATGGGACCAGCATTAGCTTTGGCACTGCTGTTGAATTTAGCAGCACAGCCGCTTATGTGCGTTGTGATTATGATCCCAACACAGCCAACAAATTTATTTTGACATATCGTGAGGATAGTGCTGTTGCTTCTTTAATAAAAGTTGGAACAGTGAATGGCACATCAGTAAGTTTTAATTCCGCAGTCACATGGGAATCAATAGACGCTACTTCGGGATCACAGTACGACATATCGTGGGATAAAAACACTGCAACTAAATTTATAATAAATTATAAGGTTGCTAATTCACAAGGTAAAGTGGCGTTAGGAACTTTTAATGGCACTTCCGTAAGTTTTGCTACTTCTGCTGTATTTTTAGACGCTGGTATTACCATAAGTTCGTCTGGATTTGACACTGAAAATGGTGTATTTGTGGTTGCATTTTCCAAGCGAACCGCAGGGGGTGGGACAACAGGTACTTTTCATGGGGCTGCATTAGTTTCTCAAATAGCAGCAACAAAATCATTGACTAACTTAACAGCAACCAACTTCTTAGGCACATCAACAAAAGCATTTACTAACGGACAAACTGCCACCATTTTGCTCAAGGGCGGTGTTAGTTCTAACCAATCTAATTTAACTGCTGGATCAACTTACTTTGTTCAACCTAACGGCACAATTTCAACAGTATCAACCTCTCCTGCGGTACTTGTGGGTGAGGCGGTATCAGCGACAAGCCTATTGTTAAATGCTTTGGCTCGACCATCTACTGCTGGTCTAGTGCTTTTATCAACAGTAAATGCTTCTGACGCATCTACAGTTACGCTTGATTCATTATTTACTTCAACTTATAGCAAATATTTAATAGAAGTTACTGATTTGCGGGTTCTCAGTAACAACAACACTATACAACTTAGGAGAAAAATTGGCAGTGGGTCATTCGGAAATTATGAATGGATACGAGCGGAAAGGATTAACAATACGTGGTCTAATCGCACTCCAAATATAACAGAAAGCTTAAATAGTGCCACATCACAGCGAGGGGCAGTGTTTACCTTGAGTGTTTACGATCCAGCAAATGCTTTGACAGTAAACTTAGCCACCATGTTTGGCGGTGCGTATAGCGGCTTTGCAAGTGGTGGTAGTTATATTATCCAAAACTTTCTGACTGACAGCACTGTTGGAGCTTTGACTGAGCTAGAGTTTAAAGCATCATCAGGGAATATTAGCGGCATATTTAAAATTTATGGAGTTTCAATCTAATGAGTAGATACCACACCACCGCAGCAGGAAACGTGCCATTCACCTCAGCAGAAGAAACAGCCCGTGATACGGAAGAAGCAGCTTACTTAGCAGGGGCAGATGATCGTGCAGCAGTAGAAGCTAGAGACAAGCGTAATGGCCTACTCGCAGATACCGATTGGACGGCTAATTCTGATGTAACCATGACTACTGAAATGACAGCGTACCGCACTTTATTGCGGAATCTGCCAGCGCAATCAGACTTCCCAACAACAATTAACTGGCCTACTGCGCCATGAGCCTGTATGGAAATATTGCAGCTAAGAAAAAACGCATTAAAGCTGGCTCTGGCGAAACTATGAAAAAAGCAGGGGCCAAAGGCAGGCCCACAGCTAATGATTTCAAGCAAGCCGCAAAGACAGCAAAGCCAATTAAGAAGAAATAGGATTAACAATGCCATTAATTCCACTAGATTTACCTGCTGGTATTTATCGCAATGGTACTGACTTGCAAAGCCAAGGGCGGTGGCGTGACAGTAATCTTGTGCGCTGGCATGACGGGACAATGCAGCCGATTCAAGGCTGGAGGCTTAGAAGCGATTCAGCAACCGCAAACATTACTAGATCATTAAGTGCCTGGTTAGACAATAGTGATAACAGATGGATAGCTGCTGGAACTTACCGCAAGCTATATATTTATGACGTTAATTCAGCTTTATATGACATAACGCCCACAGGCTTAACTGTTGGTACAGAAACTTCTATTGATGCAACAGCATTTGGTGGTGGCGTGTATGGCTCTGACGGCTATGGTGAGCCTCGTTTAGAACGCTCAACGGGTAATCCAGCGACAACGTGGTCATTAGATACGTTTGGTCAAAACTTAGTCGCCTGCTCTAGCTCAGATGGTAAAATTTATCAGTGGACGTTAAGCACAAGTACAATAGCCGCACAGGTAACTAACGCGCCTGTTGGTAACGCAGGCATCATGGTGACTGATGAAAGATTCTTATTTGCTCTTGGTGCTGCTGGCAATCCAAGAAAGGTTCAGTGGTGTGATCGTGAAAATAACACGTTATGGACTCCTGCTGCGACCAATGAAGCTGGCTCAATAGAATTGCAAACTGTTGGACGCATTCAGTGCGGTGTAAAGGTTCAGAACCAAGCGTTGATTCTAACGACTACAGACGCGCACACAGCAACGTACTCAGGCCCACCTTACGTTTATGGCATAGAGCGTGTGGGCACTTCGTGTGGCATTGTGAGCGCACAGGGGGTTGCTGTAGTAGATATGGGCGCGGTGTGGATGGGCAAGGAATCATTCTTTATGTATTCAGGCGGCACAGTTAAAGAGCTAGAGTGTGACGTTGCTGACTACTTATACAGCGACATTAACGTATCTCAAATGGCTAAAGTTGTGGCAGTTTCAAATGCTAAATTTAGTGAGATTCGCTGGTTCTATCCAAGTGATGACAATACTGAAAACAATCGTTATGTCTCGTTTAATTATCAAGAAAACACTTGGACGATAGGCCAACTTGCTAGGACGGCTGGTGTTGACGCTGGGGTTTATCGTTACCCTATTTATGCTGACCCGACCAACAAAAAGATTTATGAACATGAGGTTGGATTTAATTACGATAATTTAATTCCATTTGCTGAATCAGGCCCGATTATGATTGGTTCGGGCGAGAACATTGCTAGCATAACTCAACTAATACCTGATGAACGAAATCAGGGTGACGTTACAGCAACGATTAAGTCTCGTTTCTATCCAAATGATACTGAGCGAAGCTATGGCCCGTTCACTATGTCTAATCCTGTGTCATTGCGTATTAGTGGCAGGCAGTTACGTTTGCGTATAGACACAGCCACTTCTGGCGATTGGCGCGTGGGCATTAACAGGGTTGAAGTTAAGACGGGGGGCAGGCGGTGAGTTTACAACAAATGCCACCTAAACCGATTGGCGAAAACTGGCTAAATTGGTCACAGCGTTTAGCAACATATCTAATACAAGTTAGGTCACAATTACGTCAAAAAGCCTCGCAAGAATCTGCGGCAGAAGATGGCGTTATATTGTGGGATAGAACTGTTGGATACCCTGTAATTTCTAAAAGCGGATTGTTTGCTGGTATTGAATTAAAGTCGCCTGGTTACACTGTGGCAGCGTTGCCCACAGGTGTTGTGGGTCAAAGAGAATATGTTACTGACGCATCTTCACCCAGTTTTGGCGCAGCAGTTTCAGGTGGCGGTTCAGTAGTTATACCTGTGTTTAAAAATGCCTCGGCTTGGGTCGTGGGTTAATAATGAATGAGCTAGAACGATGCAGAGGTTGGATAGAAAGCGCCCTTGAATATGGCGGTGGCACACACAATT